ACTGAAATGCGGCGCGAAGAAAAATTAATCAAACTTCTGGAAGTCAATCCCAGTATTTCGACGGACAATGAATCTGTAGGACAACGCTTAGAAATATTCCCCCAATACAAAAAAGACCAACTCTATAATGTCGACCAACAATACAAATATGCCTGTTATTTTGCTGCTTCTGTTTTCATTATCAACACGATCTTCAGTTGGAATGTGATTTATCCCAGGAGTTTAGGGAATCAGACCCTTCTCAATTTTGTCACAAACATTCTATTTATGATTGCGAAATTGTCGAATGTTCTCACCATTATTCACACCGACGACAATATTTTCTTTTCAGCCTATTTGAATACTAAAGTCCAATTCAATGATATCGATCCAAGAGAAATGGTTAAAATACGTAAATCGTTCGTATCTGAATATCCGGCTGGTCAAACAGAATCGGTTTGTTTGGACAGAGATGTATTTATCGATGAATCTCTCGAGAACCTTGTTGAAGAGCCCCAAGTGGAGACTCCGATTGAAGAATCTCTTGTTGAGAACCCACCTATTGAAGCAATAGATTGATGTCTAAATTGGAATCGATGAACTTTTCCAAATAATCGGCGCGAAAAACCTCCTTCTTGTTCTCTGTCTTTTTGCGAAAGACATAAGCAGAATCAACCTTTTTGACAGACCAACCCTTTTCTATAGCATTTGTTATGAGAAGCATTTTTTGAAAGTTCTTCTTTTTGACCTGGATTTCTTCGGCGGACTGCATATATTTTAACCGACGGTTAAAATAGTGTATTTTATACGAAATTCATATAAACAAACTATTGCTTTTTTGCTATATAATGAAGTCGGCCAAAACGATCGACGAAAAACATTCGGAGTTCGTCGCCCAATTTTCTAAAAATCAAACCGAAATCATTCCTAAACTAAAAGAAGACATCGAACTATTAAAACAAAAGCTAAAAGGGGTCAAAAAGAATATTGATGATTACATGGATACGAAAGATTTACTTTTAAAAAAACAGAGAGAACTAAAGACTCTCATCAATGATGAAAAAGAGTATTATTTAAACAATTCGAAATATATTTTCGAATATTTCGAACAAAAAAAAGACATATCGACGGGGGGTGGAAGCACCAATGTTCTCCATTCTTTTTTTAAAATTAAATCGGTCGACCCCGAAAAGTCGAATCCGTATTCCCAACAATACAATCAATCGCGTAAAACATATCAGGCCTATTGGAGGAATGTCACAAACGATTATATTAATATTCAGGATTATATAGTCTCTTCAGATGTATGTGAATATTGTCATATAGGTGAATTGATTCCACAGGATGAAGAGGGGATTCTCATTTGTAATCATCCGGCATGTGGCAAGTTCATTTCGTATATTGTGGATTCTTCTAAACCGACCAATAAAGAGCCGCCGAATGAGGTGTCTTATACTGCGTATATCCGGCTCAACCATTTCAAAGAGATTCTGTCGCAATTCCAGGCGAAAGAGACGACCCAGATTCCCGATGAGGTTATCCAGGCCATTAAAGACCGGATTAAAAAGGAGCGGATTCACGATTACAAAGAGATTACTTATGATAAGATGCGCGAAATCTTGCGCAAACTGGGATTCAATAAATATTTTGAACATATTCAATATATCAATTCGATTTTTGGAGTGAAACCGCCAATTATGAGTGAGGAATTACACGAAACTCTGTGTGTTCTCTTCATTGAAATCCAGCAGCCATGGGCGCTTCATTGCCCACCTAATAGGCGGAACTTTTTCAATTATACATATACCCTTTATCAATTATGTGTTCTTTTGGACCAGACACAGTATTTGCCGTATATACCTATGATGAAAGACCGCGAGAAACAGTTGGACCAAGACATGATTTGGAAGAAAGTGTGTATGGAATTGGATTGGGAGTTCTTTCCTACAGTGTAGTTTATGCTTCACCAATGCCGAATCGCATCATATCTTCCCATGAGGTGTGGGTGAATGGAATCACTTCCTCCCGTTTTGTATCATTTGACAGACTATAATTTAAAGCGTTCTCGATTTCTATGTCTGAAATGGTATAATTCGTTTCAAAGGTAGAGGGGTCGTTTATATTTGGACGACAACCTTCTGGAAAATGAAAAGGGGAAAACATATGTAAAGTTCTCAACCTGTATAAAAATGGTATTATCAAATATGAACGCATTATATTATATATAATGTGTTTTTATATTTATATTCTTGAAGATCTATGATACGACTGGTGTATCGAGCTGTTCGCGAATGATACTATGCTGTTCTACATCTTTATTTGGATGAAAAATGTTTGTTGTATTATAGTTAGTAGCAGTTTGGTTCCATGTTATAGTAAGCATCTCTATTGGGTCAATAACCGTTTCTAAATGATGATATTTTGCCAATGTCGGAAACATCGCTTCTATGAAAAAAAGGGATTTATAATTGACAGTATAATTCAATATACATTTCAATAATGCCGAAGATAAGCGCGAGCAACATACCATTCCACAAAAATAGGGATAGGGGATTTCTATCTGTATTTTATCCCATAACCATTCGTCTATTTTAGCCTCACCGTAATTACTATTACATAACAAATCGGCATTGACATATTTATCATCGATTTGTAATAGTGTTTTTTCATTATATATAAATACATCGTCTTCCATAAACCATACATAATCATAAACCGTATTTATAGTTGAAAAATAGTACAGCGATTTATCCCAGCCTGAAATCATTTTTTCAAGTGTAATATAGCTTGAATTACAATAATGATTGTTTTCACAATCATCATTATTTATTTGTATAAAACGGATTTTTGGATAGGCGGATGCTATTTCTGTTATATCATATTCATTTGAATCTATTATTACAAAGACATCGTAGTGTGTAAATGTATCTAAAAATTGTAAATAGGGCACAGATGGAATCTTTGTGATAAGGACCAATGCTTTTTTCATATCCTATAAAATGACTCTATCCTTTATATTTGTTTATATGAACAGTGCCTCTCGATAATGATAGCGGAACACAGCGCGATGGAAATCGATTTGGCCTTGATGGTCGGTTTTCACTTCGCCTTCTTCTAGGCCGACCATAGGAACGAGCAGACCCCTCTTTCCATATTTAGTAAACTGCCAATCAGTCGTGAATGGACGTCCTGCTTGTGCCTCTCCCAAAGCGTATTCTGGCGTATATCTATCGACGAGAACCTTCGCATGGGCTCTCGACATGAAATACATATGGGCTCCCCATAGGTCATCGGGATATCCCTGGATTTTCCATTCGGGAGTTCTATGAATAACGGGGAAATAATGGTCTTCGGCTACATCATATGGCCATAGATAGCTAAGTAGTAAAACATCCAGCTGTGTTTGGTCATAAAGGTTTATTATTTGTGGGATTTGTTCGCGTAGCGAGCGAGAGAACATAAGGTCGTCTTCGCAAACGATACAATAATCGAACGTTGTGTTCTCTACAAAATGGCGCATGGAATCGACGTGTTGGAAGAGAGTCGCCCAACTCCTTTTTTCGAAGGGGGTGATAGGCTGGTCGCGAATACGGGGGTCTTCTGCCGAAACGGGGTCTACGAAATGGGCGTCGAGTCCGATGGATTTTACTCTATCGGTAATTCTCTGGCGACGAGCGTCGTCCTTGTAATTGACTACGTAAATGGCACAAGACATATAATTATTGAGAACCTATGGCTTTATTTTCTTTATGACAATATATATGAGTTGTTTTAGTTGTTCTAAAGTTATTAAGATGGTAGAAGACCCTTTGAAGAATGTTCTCGATAAGACAATAGATGTAGTCCAAGATATATCGGGGGCTGTTATTGAAATGAAAACCGATATAAAACATGTCGAAAACGCTATTCAAGAAAAGGTCGAGACAATTGCCGATGTTGCTGACAAAATAGCAGAGAACATATCGAGTGAAACAGAACAAGAAAATGTGATATAACGAGATATAATTTCTTATTTATGAAAGAAATTATATTTACACTGGTACAATCGGGAGTCCACCGATGACTCCTAGACCAATTCCTGCTCCGGCACCCTGGCGAGCAGTTGCTCCCATACTAGGAATGAAGACATCCAACACGCTGAAGGTGGCGGCAGCAGTCAATGCGATGACAACCACTTCCTCAACCTTCAAGGATTGTTTAGGAATAACATAAGCAGCTAAAGCAACAATGATACCTTCCACGATGTATTTGATGGCGCGCTTTACCAATTCAGAGAAATCGAATCCGCTCATTTTATATTATAAGCCAACAAAAAAATAAAATGCGCCGATTCGGTTAAAAGGTATAAAGAACTTCTGTCTAAAAGAATATAGATGTCAAAGGGTTTTGAACAAAAAATGGTAGATGGGCAAATTAATCCTAAATATATTGACCTTTGTGACGAGGACCAGCCAATTGCTGGACAAAAGTTTGTTTGTCTCTCCTTCATTTCTCCTGAAAAGATTTTGAAACAGAGGGAGATGTTTATGTTCGAAGAGTTCCTAAAGCAATGGGATTTTAAAAAGTCTATGGACAAGTTTTTCGATTTCCTCCATTTTCTTTCTTTCAAATACAGTTTGAATGTGGAAAAGGTCATTCAGGATTATACTGAGTTTATTCAGGAAGAAGGACCTAAACTAAGAGAAGCCGGTGCCGAAGACGACTTCAAGAACTTTTTGGACAAGAATGAGGAACAGTTGACACACAAGTTTCAGAAGGCACATGAGTTTCAGACATCTGTTCGCGGTCTAAAGGTTCGCGGTGTTTTCCCTACACAAGAGGAGGCGGAAATGAAATGTAAGAAGTTGCGTGATTTGGACCCTAACCACGATATTTTAGTGGGTCCTGTTGGATTGTGGCTTCCATGGGACCCAGATGCCTATAAGACTGGTCGTGTCGAGTTTATGGAAGACGAGCTCAACCAACTTCATCATGAGAAGATGAAGAATGAAGAGAAGGCGAAGGAGGAGTTCGAGAAGCGTGTGAAGGAAGCGAAGAAGAAGGCGATTGAAGACAATGTTAAGAACGCACAGAAGAGCGGAAACAAACTCACCCAGACGATTGATGAAGAGGGTAATCTAATAGGTGTTCAACAAACCGTCGATTTCGAATCACGCGAACCAACCACAGAGGAAGAGACCAAGGCGTATAACGAAGAGGTCTTGAAATACAATCAG